ATCAATCTGTATCCATCCAATGTTGATTTTGATTGAGCCCAAACTTTTACTCTATAAACATCTCCACTAAATGGATCCAAATCATGAAGACGTAAAACCATATAAGATGCACTTGTACCAGACTCAGTTAATACTTGCGTCACATATGAGCCTGTCCAAGTTGCAAATGTGAAATCATTATAATAACTTTTATTACCTATGTTTGTAATAAATGGGGTTTCTATGTATGCGGTAGTGTTATTTATTAAGGAAGTAATTTTTGTAGATAACGTATTTGGATTAGTAGGAGAATTTCCACTATCTACGATATTTCTTATATTAAGAGTAGTACCTACTAAACTTGGAATAAAATCAGTAGCAGGAACAGATGAATATGGACCAGGAAAAACTTCAAAATCAGCTGTTGATAGGTCTATCGATACTATTTGATAAGTTGTTTGGACATCATAAGGATATCTTGTTCCCCCTGCAGGTACTAAACTATTACCTTTAATCCAACCATTAATACTATTATTTGTATTTTGTAAACTGTATATTGGGAATAATTTTTCCTGAATTTCAATTTTAGGTTTTTTATAAAATCTTATGGGAGTTGTATTTGCAAGTGCAGCATTTACATTTATTTTTCTTTGCCACTTAACATTGGGTCTACCAACCCAATTATCTGGTATAGGATATTTAACACCATTTAATTCATATTCTTTCAATTCCCCCAATATAGTTATAGTAGCAGGTCCGTAATTTGTATCATCGTATATGTGTACGGATACTGGCTTTGAAACACCTTCATAATAATTTGATGGACTACCACCCGCAGGTTCGTTATATATAATTCTACCTCGAGAATCTTTTATCTCAATCATTAAGTAAGTACCATCTGCAAGCTCAGGTGAACCCTGAATAAGGAACGCATTCTTTCCTCCGGTAAATGTATCGGGCAATTGACTAACTTTAAAATACCTACTAAACTCTACAGTATCTGTAATAAATGTTTTATAAGTTTCTAAATGTTGTGCAAAAGAACTCTTTTGTATAATAGCCATTCAAACAATGTTTATTATAAATATTCTTTTATATGAAACTTAAAAATCTATCTTACTAAACCCATCTATTTTCTTAATCTCAATAAGACCATCAACAATATCACGCATCTGCTCCAAATGAGAAATGACCCAAATGAAATCGAATTGCGTTTTAAGATATTGCATCATCATAAAGAGTGAGGAAAGATTATCAGAGTCCAATGTACCAAACCCCTCATCAATAACAAGAAAGTTTGGACGAGGTAGATTGCATATATTAATAAGTGCTACACGAATAGCAAGACCACTTACAAACTTCTCCATACCACTACACATTTCTAATGGCCATTCTTGGTCATCATATACTATCTTTGCATTAATAGATTTACCATCAACTTCCATTACACAACCAAAATCCACAACCTGTCCAAGTATATTATTTACTTCGGTTTGAATAACTGGTAATGCCTTTGAAATTAATTCATATGGAATACCATCACGCTTAACTGCATCTAAGTAATAGGTGTATAGGCGACCTTTTTCCTCTAAGTCTTTAACTTCTATCATCTTATTCTTAATACCGTCTACAAACGACTCTAATGAGGCAATAGAACCATTTATGTTTGTTATATCTTTGTTGATTAATTTAATTTTAGATTCAATAGAATTGCGTTCAATTGATAGGGATTGGATTTCATCGGTGAGTCTTTTATTATTTTTAATAGTATCTACGTTTGCATGATATGTTTCAATATCCGATTGAATTTTTTCTAATTGAGTATTATACAATTCTTCTTTTGTTTCCAAACCCTTCAACTCCGCTTCTGCTTTTTCTTTAAGAACATTCCATTTTTGATATTTGGATTTAAAGTCTACAAGAGTATCCCATTGCTCTTCAACTTCTGAAATATAACTTGCTTGCTGAATTAGTATTTGGTGTTGATTTTCCAACGTAGATAATTCTTCTTCTTGCTCTTCTACTTTTTGTTTTGTAGCAATGGCATCTTTAACAAATACATTATTCATACAAAATGAACAATTTGGGTCGTATTCGTGTGCTTCTAAATGTGCAAGTTTTTCTCTATTAGAATTTATAGATTGTATTAATAAATCAATCTTATGTTCATTATTTCTAATTTGCTGTTTATATTCATCCCATTGTTGTTTTGCTTCTTCAATTGGTTTATCATTGATAATTTTATTTTCATCAATAGATTGTGATATTTCTGCAAGTAATCTTTTGGATTCATCAATCTTATCTGATTTTACTTTTATATCAACGATTATTTGTTCAATATTTTTTTCTAAACTATCTTTACGTGATTCCAATTGAACTATATCTAAATTACCACCTATGGTTACGATTTGTTTATTTAACTCCATTGTTTGATTTACAATATTATCACGTTCCGTATTCTTTTCATCTAATGTGGATTGTAAATCTTTTAATACAATCCTTTTATCTTTCAACTGGTAACCCTTATCAGCAAGTTCAGTTGTGAAATCGGTTTTCTTAAAATTTTTGACAAGTACTTGCACTTCTTTAATATCTTCACTTGCCGTTTCATATAATTTATCAAATACATTCAATCCCATAAATTGCGCAAGAAGGTCTTTCCTTTCCGATTGCGATTTATCAATGAATAGTGCATTGTTACCCTGTAAGGATAAAGCAGTTAGAATGAAATCTTCGTAAGTACCAACGTATTGCTCAATAGCAGTATTAGTATCACGACTTTCCGTTCCATTAAGAGAAACCGACATATCTCCTTCTGTTTTCCAAAACTGAACATCAACTTTAACATTCTTACCTTTGTTAATGTTCTTTGCTTCTCTACGAATGTGATAATCTATACCATTAATTTGAAAATCTAATTGACAACGAAATGTAGTCTTACGATTGTTTAAAATATTTTGTGCACGGAATGCTCTACTACATTTATCATAAAGGCAGAATGAAATAGCATCAAATAGAGAAGATTTACCTGCTGCATTTGGTGCAAACAATCCCATAAGTCCACCTACTTTTGTGAAGTCAATTTTATTATCTTCACCATAACTAAACATATTTGAGAATGTGAACTTTACGGGTTTCCAATGAATGTTTCTTTGGACATCATCGTGTGTTATTCTGGAGTTTATATCTTCGTTTATTGCCTGAATTGCTGTAATATCTGTATCTGCTACAAACGGCATCATTCTACTAATATAATCTGATATGAGTGAATTTTGATAATTCACATCTGATATATCTTCAAAATCTAAACGATTTGCACGATTGCCTGATTTTAATTTTGAAAGGGAATCGGTACGAATGACAGTAAAATCATCTACACCATATTTCATTTTGATTTCGGTCATTACACGCTTTGTATCTGCTGTATCGGTATTTGATATACGAACACGAAGTCGTGGATAAGTTGGCATATCGGTTACCACCGGTACAACTCCACTATCTACATCTAAAGTATAATATCCATAATCATTTTGAATATCAATTGCCTCAAATGTTTGCGTATCTAAATCCCAACATAAAAATCCGTGATTATTTAGGGTTTCTCCAAAGTTTTGTTGTACTAATGAACCTGCATAAACTACCTTACAACCTTGCGGACTAATCATCTCCTGGCGTTTATGAATATCACCCAATAGAGCTAAATCATAACCATCAAATATATCCGTTGTAAAATGCCTACTACTAACAACATAACCTATATCAGTCTGTGAGTTATCAACAGGCCCATGGAATAACGCAATCTTTGTTTTGCCAGTGAGTGTATCTGCTTTAGGCCAATTGTCTTTATTATCTAAAATACTGAATACTCCAAAATCAACATTATCAATCGTAAATACTTGCGTATCACGTAGGTAATGAAAGTTAGATAAGTTAATCGCATCAACAATAGGAGTCAATACATCAAGCCTATCCGAATTATTCATATTACAATCGTGATTGCCTGTGATTAGTATTGTTGGGCAATGTTTTGCACATTCTTTAAATAACCAAACAATCTCACTAACTAATTCTGGACTCATTTCCAATTTAGCATGGGCAATATCGCCGGCTAGATATATAATTGAATCTTCCGTTCCACGTTTACGGATTTCTTCAAACATCTTCTCAAAAACTTCTCTATACTCTTTGTGCCTCTTTACATTACGAATATGTACATCGGCAATGTGATAAATTCTTTTTAAACTCATAGGTTATTTATTTTACTTAATAATAATTCTTCTATTCCAAATTCTTTTGTTCCATTTAATTCATTGTAGAACTCCGTATATCCCATTTCCGATGCATCCTTATCTTTCAACATCATTAATCTTACATTGATACCTTGCTTACGAAAATAATCGGAAACTTTTAGTGCTTCATTAATCGCATCGTTATCCAATGAGATTACAATATCCGTAACACCATTCATAAAGATTTTCTCAACTAATGTTTTAGAAGGAAACTTGCCCAAAAGTGGAATTGCGTTTCTACGAATTGTAATCGCATCAAAAACTCCCTCACAAAGTATAACTGGTTCATTCCAATTAATTTGTGAATCCAAACAAATAATGTTTTTACTGATTGGTGGGTTTTTATATTTCATTTTTTCATCTGCGTAATAAGAACGAGATATGAAATAATTTAGAGAACCATCGGAATTGTATGAAGGTACGATAATACGTCTTGAGTACATTCCATCTTTACAATATCCAATATTATACTTTACGATTTCTTTTATACCAATACCTCTTTGAGTAAGGTAGTGAATTGCATGTTTATATTCGGGGTTAAATCCCTTTGGTTGTTCTGCTAATGATATAAATTCTTTTGGAAGATTTATAAATACTTTCGCATCGGAATCATCGTTTTGGGAATTGTAATTTGAATCGCCATAGATTTCACGAATGATTGAGATTGTTTTTTTATCAACATCCAATTTACGAAGTAGTGATGTTAATTTTTTACCACCACTATTACAAGTCCAACAATGCCATTTTTGAGTTTCGGTATTGACTTGTAATTTCTGTTTATGGTGGTGACAAAATGGGCAGTAAAATGCCATTTCATTTCCCTTTAATGTGGAATGTACTCCCAAAGCGGTTGTGAGAGTTGAAACGACGGTATTTTTCTGTGTATTACTTAACATATCTAAATATACGAAAAATATCTGAAAATACCAAGTCTAATTACTCATTAAACCAATCTTCAGGTATATGTTTATCCGCATATTTAAAACCATTTTTATCACACCAATCGGCGTAAGTGGTTTTAGAACTTTTGTTAATTTTATTTTTGGAATTGGTAAACACAAAACGAATATCCAACTCTGGATGTTGTGTTTTTATAAGGATATGTTTTTTCCTATCTGCAATTACAAACCTACCTTTAGTTTCTATAAAGATACCATTCGGAAGTAAAAAATCTGGGTGGTATATATGGTCTGACGCAGGAATAGAGTATGAAACTTTTTCTGTCTCATACTCTACCTTAATTCCTTTACTATCTATTTGGTTGGATATATTTTCTTCAAGGCCTGATTTAAATCCATGCTTTTTAGCAACCCATTTAGAATTGCTTTTAATAACTTTTTTAGCCATAATTACAGACTTCTATCAACAGTAGTAGAATATGGTACATCGTTTACAGTACCACCTCTACCTTGTCCTAATCTAGTAGCAGTTAATACTTGTTCATCTACATTTTTAGTATCATCAAGGCTGTATGGAGTAGCTGCTGCTAATCCTGAAGTGTATGAAATTTTATCAACACCCAAAGTGGTTTGATTTTCATCGTAAGTTTTTAAAATACTTTTTGCCATGTTATATTATTTTATTGTTTTAGTATAAATATAAGATTGTTTCAATTAAGTATCAAATCGTACCAAAAAATTTATTGGCATATCCGGAAGAGATTTGATTGGCCTACCAAGTTTTGCTACAGCAACTAAATTACAATCATCATCATATAAACCTATTGTTGTAATAGTTGGTGCTAAAAATGATCCAGTTTTATCTACAGATCCACTCAATTCCCAATGCTCAAATCCTGCAAATACATTTGAATCAACTGAACTTGTATATCGGAAATCCATATAATTGCCTGTTTCAATCATTTGACGTTTTCTGATATATTTTATTCCTGGAGTTGTAATAACACGTTTTGATACTCCCTCACTTGTAACAAATGTTTCCGATATTTCTCCAATGTTTACATATGATGATGGATTGGTTGATATATTAAATTCATCTTCATTCGCAATCAGAAGATATTCATGTTCGTATATGGTTTCAGTTGAATTAAAAGATAAACTCCAACTTGTATTTAACAACGCATCTGAATTTTTTGTTAGTACAACTAATCCCTGATTGTAAAATACATTACCAGCTGGTAAAACATTTCCTGTTGTTGGTGAATCTAAAAACGGAAGATTTCTAACATACATTAAAGATGGAGTTGCGTTTGAATCCCATTTATAGAATGTAGTTGTATAATCGTTTCCCTGATATGTTAATGTTATCGGTGCACCATTTTCCATATCCCAAGTTTGATTTAAAACAGAAGTTGAATATTCAGTTTGAGTATAATAATTTTTAAAATTAAATTCGCCACCTTCAAAATCTAAAAGACTAACCTCAAGTACATCAACGTAATTAAATCCTATATTACTATATCCATCATCAACATAATCAAATATTTCATCTGTAAAATTATCTTTTACACTCAACTTTACCGAACCAGGTTTAATACCATCTCCAATATATTTTTGTGGTATTGAGATAACTTTTGCATTTCCATTTAAATACCGTTCATCTTCTGCAGGATTATCATAGTATATATTTGTTTTAAACCCATTACGTTTAAATGGATTATCTTGTACACCATTGTAGAATTGTGCTTTTAATTGTCCATATAAGGTATTCTGATAAAATGTAAGTCCATTTGCTGTTGTGGTAGATGTTGCCTGATAGTTACCTTCTGTGGCTTCTAATACGGATATTTCCGAAGAACCGGATGAAAAATTCCATTGCTTATAGGCTTTGAAAGGACGAATTGTAATATCTGATTTTGGTATTCTTTTTAACATATCAAATATAAATATCCATTTAACTAAAAACCCACCAATCAAGGTGGGTAGTTAGATATTGGTTATTCTTTACTAAAAATCTAATTTAACTTTGATTGCGATTTCTTTATCAAAAGTTTTTTCTATTGGAGAACTTAACTTAGCTACGGCTAATAGTTCATTTGAATCATCATACATACCAACAGAAGTAATCCAAACATGTGGGTCATTTTCAAACAATCCTTGAACAAATTGTCCAACTGAACCTGTTACAAATGTTGGGTTATTTGAGAAGTTAAACTCTCTGTTGTTTGCTCTCACAAAGTAATGTGAAGTAGATACGTTCTCTGTTCTACGAACTTGAAAATCAGCACCCGCCTTTAAGACTTCAAATAATCTCAATGAACCAGAACCTGCAGTATTGTTGTAATACGTTCCAGCTGCGCTTGTTACCGTAGGTGCGGTTAATTTAGTATCAACTTTGGCTGCAAGTGCGGCAGGATTCAGTAAGATAATTCCCATATCAGGATAGAATAATCCCCATCCTTGTCCATTTGAAGAAGTTGGTGATTGTGTTGTTGAACTATTAGATGTTCCTATGTTCAATGAACCACTAACCATATTATAAACGCGTCCTGCGGTTGTTACGGTTTCATTTGTACCACCACTATCATCAATCAATGTAACAACTCCATTTCCTCCTTGAAGTTTTACTGATATATTTCCTGGATCTAATCTTTCTTTGTATCTTGCACGATTGATATTGATTGCGTAGAAATTTTGCATATCATATCCACCTGCAGTCGAACCACTATATACACTAAAGTATTTATCTGCAGGATCTAATAGTACATTTCTATATTGTGCATATGTTGCTAATGATGCTAATAATGAACCATCATCATCTGCTAAAGATGGTGAACCATATCCATTAATATCGCCGTATGCAATTGAAAACTGAACCTCAGCATCACTTGAACCCGTATCTTTATTATATACATCTATATAGTATGGTGAAGTTTTGGATGTCGGATATGCAGTAGTTTGAACTGAGGCGGTTGCCATACTAGAACCCAACGAACCCGTATCCCCACCCCATATACCCACTGATACTACTTGCGTTATATTCGTAATTTTATCATTGCCTACACTTTT